TTACCGGTCCTCTAGCACTGGGGTCTCGTATCCACGAGGCACTCGACCAGTACTACACCTCTGGCATGGAGCGTGACCTCCTAGAGATTCACGCCGAGCTAATTAAGATCGACATGAAGCTTCTCACCGATGAGTACCGCGACACCACTGACTTAGAGTCAGAGGCGGAACTCGGTCGCATCATGCTTGAGGGCTACCTAGAGTGGGTCGAGCTTGAGGGTATCGATGCAGATCTAGAGATGATCTCTACAGAAGAAGTTATCGAGCGTCCTATGCTTGACGGTCGTGTGACTCTTCAGGGCAAGATTGATATGCGTGTTCGTCGTAAGATTGACGGCGCTCGTATGCTTCGTGACTTCAAGACTGTTGGAGGCTCATTCGCTGAGTTCAACTCCATCGCTCACATGAACGAGCAGGTCCTTACTTATATGCTTCTCGAGGAAGCCCAGAATAAGGAAGGCGAACGGTCAGACGGCGCTATCTTTACGATGCTTCGTAAGGTTAAGCGTGGCGCTTATGCTAAGCCGCCGTTCTATGACCAGACTACTGTTCGTCACAATGCGTTCGCACTTCGATCTTTCTATCAGCGCCTTGAAGGCACGCTAGAAGACATGATGCGCGTACGTGATGGCCTTGACGATGGCGTAAGCCACCTAAAGCTTGCTTACCCAAAGCCGAGCCGTGAATGTAAGTGGAAGTGTCAGTTCTTCGCTATCTGCCCACTTATCGACGATGGTTCCGCCGCCGAGGCAGCCATTAGCGACTCGTTCACTGAGTCAAATCCTTACGACTACTACAAGGGTTCAGAAGCTAAGGGCTCAGAGTAGCGAAAAAGTTTCCAAAGTAGTATGCTTTGGGATATCAAATAAAAACAACAATCAATAAGAAAGGAAGTGAGTAGGAATGTCAGAAGTCGATCGCAGCTTAACATTAATGGTTTATGGCGAATCTAAGGTTGGAAAGTCAACCTTTGCAGTGACAGCACCTTACCCACGCCTAATGCTTGATGTTGAGGGTGGACACCGTTTCCTCCCTATCAACGTCAAGTACTGGGACCCCATCCGTGAAGAGCCACCAGTGGCTGACGGAACATGGGATACCGTTGTAGTCCAGGTTCGTGACTACGACATCGTTATGAAGACCTTCGCATGGCTTCAGAGCGGTAAGCACCAGTTCAAGTCTTTGATCATCGACTCAATCTCTGAGTTGCAGGTCAAGTGCATGGACAACATTGCAGGTAGCGAGCAGATGAAGATGCAGCAGTGGGGCGAGCTTTTGCGCCACATGGGTGCGCTACTTCGTGACCTACGCGACCTAACAATGCACCCTACACAGCCACTAGAAGCTGTAGTACTGACTGCAATGGCACGTAAGGGCCAGGATGGCGTATACCGTCCTTACCTACAGGGCCAGCTTGCAATTCAGGCTCCATACTTCTACGATATTCTTGGAGCGATCACGGTGGAACAGGTACCAAATCCTGACCCATTGCAGCCTCCGTATAAGGTACGACGCATGTATGTTGAGCGTACACCTGAATACGAAGCTGGAGAACGCGTCCAGGGACGCTTGGGAAAGATTGTCGAGCAGCAGGACCTCGGGGTTGAGCGTATGCTAGACATCATTTTCGGCGAAAAGACAAAAACCACAAAGAAGAACAACTAAGTTAGGAAATCATGAGTTCACTCAACTGGTCAGACCTCGTTAAAGAGGCTGGCGAAACTACAAGCTACGAACCGCTACCAGATGGCGACTACGAGCTAAAGGTTACCGAGTCTAAGGCCACTGTGTCTCAGTCTGGTAAGACCATGTTCAAGATCACCACTGAAGTTCAGGGTGGTCCTCACGCCAAGCGTCGCATTTGGGACCAGCTTGTCATCTCTCCTGAGAACCCTAAGGCTCTCACCATGTTCTTCGTGAAGATGGGTGCACTAGGTTTGGGTAAGGACTTCTTCGAGTCAAACCCAACCAACGCTCAGATTGAGGCAGCTCTTCTACACCGCGGCTTCCGTGGCACCATTGGTAAGCGCACCTACAACGGCAACGTAAGCAACGAGATCAAGAACTACCACCGTATCGTTGTAGACGCCGCTGTAGCCTCTGTAGCGGCCGTTGCAGCTCCTGCACCAGCTCCAGCACCAGCTGCAGCTCCTGCACCAGCTCCAGCCCCTGCAACCCCGTTTGATGGTCCTTCAGTGGCTGTTGCAGCACCGGCTCCGGCCCCAGCTGCACCAGTTGCTCCAGTTGGTTCAGAAGACTCTCCGTTCTAATAGAGATCAAGGAAGGGGGCACCGAACTGGTGTCCCCTTTCTCACTACCTAGGGATAATATGAAAGTTCTATTTACGGGAATGACCTCCGCTCACTGCAAGCAGCCAACGGAGTCCACAAACAAAACATTTTTTACTGTCTTCTCTAGCCTTTTCGGTACCATTGTTCCGGACGCAGAGGTTATATGGCAGTCTCCGAGCTTGACTTGGACTGAAGACTACCTAGATCAATTTGATCTAGTGTTTGTAGGGGTTGTACCCCCTACCGCGCTAAGCGCAAATAAGATTTACGGAGCACTATCCGTTATAGATATCCTGTACAGCTCGCCTAAGTTGCACATGATTATCGACAATCCTCAGCTTTGGCAGTTCGAGACAGGATTTGCAGCGATTGCTAGAGACCCTAAGTACATTACTAGTGGGTTCTTCTCTAAGCGTTTCGAGAACAAGCTGGCGCAGTCTGAGAATGTTCAGGCTAGGCTCAAGGCGATTTCTGAGAAGCTACTTTCCGAGCAGTGGCCTAAGACCGTCTACCCGAAGCTTCCTTGGAAGTCAGAAGAGTCCGTTGAATACCAGCTACCAAATGCTCGCGGAACGCTTATTGGTGTGAACCTAGATGCCTATCTCCTAAACGAGGAGTTCGTAGTATTCCACGGTAGTCGAGATGGCTGGGCTATCGACACCAACGTGACTAAGTGGTCTAAAGGCATCTCTAAGATTACTGGACTGCCTGCTAGGAAGATGAAAGCTAGCATGCGAGCCTCTGATGATGAGGTCTATGATAACCTACGTGACTCCATTGGTGCTCTAATCTCTCCGCAGGATCGAGGAGTCGGAACTTGGTGGTCTTATCGCTATATTCAGGCTATGAATGCAACCTCACCGATTGTTACTGATTGGAAGGAGTCTAGCAAGTTATCCCACCACTGGTCCCACCTGGCATATCAGATCGAGGATATGACTGAGAGTGAGCGGTTTAATGTTGCAGCTAAGCAGACTGACACGTATTACGATGCCATTCCAACAAAGCAGGACATCTCTGCTCAATTTGAAGTATTATTTAATCTATAAAGATAGGAAATCATGCCTGAAGTAAATTTTGAATGGGTGCGAGCTCAGCTAGCCGAGGCAAAGGCTAAAGTCGGTCCTGGGAATGCAGTACTCCAGCTACTCGAAGTCTGGGAGCAGCAGTCTAAGCTAACCCCTAACCTTGCCAAAGAAGCTGTAGAGATGTTCAGTAAGCTTGCACTAGGACACTCCTTGAAAGAAGAGCAGGTAGCTACTGATGAGACCTGGATCCTAGTTCAGCCTGGAAACATTAAGGTTGGCGATGAAATTCGAGTCCTATCAGATGCCTTCCAAGATGCCTCTGGAACCCTACATAATGGTCGACGTGGTCGTATTGTAGCTATCCGCTATGGAGATGTAATTATGAACTCTACTGATAATAAGACACCTCCCCTAAACGGAGTCCACTATTCACCGTACAAGCTAGAGAAGCGAGTCAAGTAATGCTACGTATTGCTTTTAATATTAAGTTCAATGCAGATACCGTAGCTGAAGCTTTGGTAAAAGCTGACGAGCTAGTAGCTGAGTTTTTAGATATCCCAACAACTCAGGTTGCTGATCGAGTAAATAGTGAGCTACGCGTGGAGCTAGCCGAGGCTAAGGACGGCGTTGCACCTTCCGCTAGATTTGTGATTACAGTTATTGGTAATCTAAAAAATGGGTTTGTATTCACTCCTGCAGTATAAATTGTAATTCACGGTAAACGTAACTTAACCTAGGGATTCGTCAAGATACAATCTTTCTATGAAAGATTCTCGTATTGGCGAGTCCCTTTGGTTTATTTGGGACACTGACAATCAGGCAATGTCTGACGGTTTGATGCTACATACAGAAGGTCATGTTGATGTCGAGCACGAAGTTGTGCGTAGGGCATTGGCTTCTGCATTGCAACGTGAAGGCATTGCACTTTCTCTAAGTCAAGGATTCATGATGATTGATCGTGGCGAGATTACTCATGGCTATGCCGGAACATCTGAAGAAGACTCTACAAGTGTTGTCTCTTGTGATGCTGACGGTGATAATCCTGAAGATCTAGTTCTAGAAAATATAGTTCCAACTACATGGGTTAAGGTTTACGACTTTTGATTGAATCTCCAGACTGGCACGAAGATGCAGAGTGCGCTAAGCCAGTAAATGCTAAGCATATAGAAAGCTTCTTTGCCAACAAGCCATCCCAGCAGTTCGAGGCTAAAAAACTATGCTTTGAATGCCCTGTTCGAGCTGATTGTGCCAAGTGGGCTCTAGAGACTAAGCAGGTCTGGGGGATCTGGGGTGGCCTAGATTACAAGAAAATACGTAGAACCTTGTCAGTAAACTGGGAAGGCCAGGAGATGCGCCACAAGCGTTTCCCTTTATGCCCGTACTGTAAGGCAAAAACATCTTCACTAACTACTAATACCATTGACCGACCTAACGGTGGACGCTGGTCTACTATGAAAATGGTTGAGTGCCTAGACTGTAAGTTCAGCTGGCAGAGCCGCACTAGTGCAAACGCTGTTGAGGCTTATCACTCGCAAGCTGCTAGGAAGAACAAGCAGCAAGGTAAAAGTCAAGATTAGTCTTTAGACGAATATCTTCTTGATTCAACTCCACGGCCTTGGCACCATACTCTGCAGCTTCTTGATACTTGCCTAAGTTATAAGCAGCAATAGCTGCTAGATCATAAGGCAACTCTCCCCATGCAAAGTCCTCGCATAGGTAATCTAGAGGCTTTTCTGCAATCCTCAGTGCCTCGGTAGAAACTTCATAGCACTTTTCCCAGTTCTTCTGATCATACATAAACTGAGCGTACTCAACCAAAGGTTCCCGACGGCCTGGCGCTTGAGCTATCGCCTTGTCTAGCCACTCCAGCTTATTAGCTGGCTCTACCTTTGCCAGATATCTCATGGATGCAGCACGCTCTGGTGCCCAGGTGGCGGTAGGGATAGACAAGTGACGCTTAAACTCTACTGCTGCTTCATCATAGTGGCCGTAGAAGAATAGCTCTCTGGCATAGTAGAACGCACTGCGGTCATCCTGAGGGGTCTCCTTAACAGCTAGCTTCAATAGCGGTAGATACTGTGAACGACTCTTTGTAGGGTCAGCTCGGTGGTGCAAGACTACCTTTGGAATAGTAATCCTATTCTCCGGCCCTTCGGCTTCCCAGTAGAGCGTCTCATGGCAAGGCTGACGCCAGCGATAACCAAAACGTGAATGTACCTTGTCTGCATAGAACTGGATTCCAGGAGTTACTCCGTCTTCCTTCCAGTTCCAAATGTAGTCGTAGGCGATTCGTTGAATGTTGCCGTCGTGAGCATCCCAGGCTGCTTGGATAGCTTCTACCCAGCCAGGCTGTAGATACTCATCTAGGTCGATGCTTAGACAGATGTCAATATCAGCGGGGATTAGGCTTAGGGCCGTATTGCGAGGAACGTCAAAACGCCAGGGCTTCTGACTAATCTCATAGACTACTGCTCCGCGTTCCCGTAGACGTTCTACAGTTCCGTCAGTTGATCCGGTGTCACAAACAAGTACTAGGTCAGCACCTTCGTTTGCATCCATAAATAGGTCTACGTGCTTGATCTCGTTTAGGGAGATAGCGTATACGCAAGTCTTTACTTTATTTGTCATTTGCTTCCTCGTACCACTTAAGGTTGGCTACCAACCTTTGATTTTCTGGATCTAATTCTAAAGCTTTTTTGCCATACTCTAAAGCCTCGTCTGGCTTACCAATATAGTAAGCGGATAGTGCTCGTAGGTCATACGGGATGGCACCCCATGCCGCTGAGTCATATGTGAAGCCATCTCGCTTTTCTGTGATAGCTAGACAATCTACCGCTGCGTTATATGCTGATTGATGGTTCCCTAGTGCTGAATGTAGTTTTGCTATAGCGAACAAAGTCTCTCGCTCTTTACTCTGCTCTAGGCTTACATCTAGCCACTCTAAAGCAGATTCGACATTTGCTTGTTCTTGATAATTTGCTGCGATGTTCTTAGCTATGTAAGACTTTACAATAGGCCCCTCGGTGCAAGCAGCGTAACTTTCGGAACGCCAAAAGATTGCAGAATCTAAGTTGCCAATATTCTGATAATCATTAGCTAGGAAATACCTAGTGCGCCAATCCGTATCTCCCTCTTTAATCTTCTTGTGTAGAAGATCAAGGTAGCTTTTACGGCTTTTTGAAGTGTCCTGCCACTCATCCAGATAGATATTCGATGACCATAAGGTCTTCTCATCTCCTGCCCAGGTAAGCGTTTCATGAACCGCTCCAGTCCAGCGGCAACCTTTACGAGCGTGAATCTTAGAATGCCACTGCCATGCGCCGCCGTTATGGCGGTACTTGTGATTGAGAATAGTCGCATCTGGCTCCCATGTCTTCTCCAACTCCTCGCGCCAGCCAGGGAGTAGGACCTCATCCATATCCATAGACACTGCAACGTCAATATCTGCAGGGAGTAGTGATAGTGCAGAGTTCTTGGCATCGTCGAATCGCCAAGGAGATACTTTAATCTCAAAGGTGTTGATGCCTAGTTTTTTAGCTGCCTTAACTAGACCATCTGTAGAGCCAGTATCAGCAATCAAAATGTAGTCTGCTTCTTTAGCGGAGGCATACCAACGCTTTAAGAAGTTCTTCTCATTTAGGGCGATCGAGTAAACCGCTACCTTCATATTAAGCCTTTACAGATAGAACACTTAGGTGCTCGCGAGCATCGTAGCTCCCGCCAAACACCATAGTGAGTAGTCCCGCACGCGATTGAGCGCCTGCACGGTCACGGTACCAGTCAGAGCCTGGGTCAGTAGTTGGGCACTGGCACCATAGGCGGTCACCAATGTCCATAGAGCGGAAGTTGTGGAAGTGTCCCGAAATCCAAATATCTGCGCCGCCTAGAGCGGTCTGACCTAGTGTCTGGTTTGCAAGATACTTCTCGATATTATTCTGGTTAGCCTGGTGACCGTGGAACATTCCCAGGTGTACACCGCAAATCTCTGTTACAAGGGTTTGGTGGCCTGAAGATGGAAAGCGGAACTCTACGTGTTGTAGAGCTGGGTTTTCTGCACAGGCGTCTTGAACGGCTGAAGCAATCTCAGTATTCCAGCCATCGGCTG